AATGCTACTGCGATCAGCAATTTTATTTTACAAAAGACAACCATCATACCAGAATAAATACACTATGAATAATAATTTCAACGAGCTCGATATGCCCAACGAACAAAAACAACCAGAAAAAACACCTAACGAAAGTGGTGGATTCCACATCGAGGGACACATTAAAATATTTGATCCTGAAACAGGAGAGGTATTTCAAGATAAACGAAATGCCATCCATTATGAAAATATGAGTGTGGCCATGGTTAACAGTCTTAGCAATCAAGGGCAGGGCTGGATTTACCAAATGGTTTTTGGAAACGGTGGAACCACAGTAGACCCAACTGGACTGATTAGTTATCTAACACCAAACACTGTAGGTGTTAACACTAGTCTTTATAATCAAACCTATGCCAAAGTAGTGGACAAAAATGCCACAGAAAATACAGATCCTATTAGAAATAAAATGGAAATTAGGCACATAAGCGGAGCCACTTACAGTGACATTATTATTAGTTGTTTGTTAGATTATGGCGAACCAGACGGACAGGATGCGTTTGACAACAGTCAAGATATGAGTGGCAATTTTGTGTTTGATGAACTGGGTCTAAGATCTTATAGCGACAGCGGCACCGGCAAATTATTAACTCATGTGATTTTTCACCCTGTTCAAAAATCTCTAAACAGGCTATTACAAATTGATTATACAATTCGTGTACAGAGTTTAACTGGTTTCACAGAGGTGTAATAAATGCCATATATTGTAAATTTTACTGACAACGAAAATAAGACACCGATCACGGTCTACGATAACACCTCAAATACAGATACCAGTTTGACATTTCCAGGAAGAAATGTTACCGGGTATGGTCAAACTATTGGTCAAAATTTCTTAGCCCTCTTAGAAAATTTTGCAGGCCCAGCACAACCAGTCAACCCTATTGAAGGACAGTTATGGTTCGATACCAACACAAGAACACTACAAATTTACGACGGTGTTGCTTGGAAAGCAGCCAGCGACATTCAAAAGAGTGTTGTAGCTCCTTCTGTTGAACAAAGCAAAGTTGGTGAACTTTGGGTAGACACTGTAAATCAACAACTATATGTTTTTTCCGGCACTGACTGGATTTTAGTTGGTCCTAATTTTTCAACAGGACTATTGAGTGGTCCTTTAGTCGAACAGATTATAGACACCAATAACGCTACCAAAGTAGTTTTAACTTTTTATGTAGAGGATAAACCGGTTGTAATTATTAGCAAAGACAGTTTTACCCCAAAAAATTCTATTACAGGATTCCTTGCAATTAGGTCCGGTGTGAATATGTCGGCCACAACAGATCTTGGACTAGGAGGATTTGCTCCTAAATTGTACGGAACAGCCACTTCAGCAGACGGATTAAATGTCAGTGGAGTAGTAATCGACAGTGGTAAATTCCTCAGATCGGATATTACCAATACCACTGAATTTGGATTGAACATAAGAAATAATTCAGGCATTAATATTGGAGTAGATAGTTCATTTAATCTTTCTAACTCAGCTACTTCTGCTAAAATCTATAATTCTTCAGCAGGCAGTAGCATTGATATTCAACTGAATTCTGACGGTATACCTAACACAGTGCTAAGAGTAATCGATAATAAAGTAGGAGTTAACAATCTTAGTCCACAAGAATCGTTGGACGTAATTGGTAACACTAAAATTAGTGGAAACTTAGTGGTTGATAGCACAGTAGGAACTACTAATCTCAGTAACGGCTCAATTAGAACTGCCGGAGGATTAGCAGTAACTAAGAATGCATTAATTGGCACAACTTTAGAAGTGGTTGGAACCACCATCGCAAGAAATATTGATCCAGCATTAACCGATACTTTTGAATTTGGCAGTGTTACTAAACGTTGGAAAACAATTAGGGCACAGACTATTATTGCAGAAACTGTGGAAGGAGTGCTAGGAGGAGACATCAGTGGCAATGCTGTCACTGCCACAAGTTTACAAAATACCACAGCATTCTCTATTACAGGAGACATAGCTTCAACAGCTCCAGTAACTTTTAACGGTAGCACTGGCGGTTATACAAAAACATTTAATACAACACTTTCTTCTTCTATCATTAGTAGTAAAGCAGAACCTATTCCTAATAGATCTAAAACAGATGATTTTGTTTTGGTTTTTAGATCAAGTACCAGCGGATTACTTAAACAATCTAGAGATACATTCATAGCTGACCTAGGATTACCAATTGGTGCTATTCTTCCTTATGCAGGTTCCAGTGCTCCGTATGGATTTTTGTTCTGCGATGGCGGCGAAGTAGAAAGAGGAAAATTTTCTGATTTATACGATATTATTGGCACAACCTACAACGGCAATGATCCATTAGTTGGAGTTAATACTTTTAGAATTCCTGATCTAAGAGGTAGATTTGCTCTAGGAAGAGATAACATGGATAATGGTATTACAGTGCCTAACAGTACTGGGGGATATGTAGAAGGCGGTGGCGGAGTGGTAGGAAGAGTATCCGGAACTGAACCTCAGAATGTTGGTCAGTCCAGCGGTGCGTCGACTCAAACATTGTTGATTAGAAATCTACCAGATCATGAGCACGATATGGTAGGTAGTACAGGCGGTCAATATGCTGCTGTAAAGTTAGATACTGCTTTACCAACTGATTTCGGTGCATTTTTAGATGCAGGACCAACAGCAGCAGGTAGATTTAATTATCTTCCTAATTCGGGAGGTATCAAAACCACAAGTCCGTTAAGTGACGCATTTTCATTGATGAATCCGTTTCTAACTATAAACTACATTATTAGGTCAGGACCACCTGCATTCTAAAGGATAAAAAATGGCGTATTCAATTAATAAAACAGACGGAACATTATTAGCTACTGTGGCCGACGGTCAAGTTGATGACTTAACAACCGACATTACCTTAATAGGAAAAAATTACAGTGGCTTTGGTGAATCGTTAAATGAAAATTTTATAAAACTTTTAGAAAATTTTGCAAGTACTAGTAGACCCGAGAATCCAATTAGAGGTCAGATATGGTTTGATGCCAGCGAAGCAAAACTAAAAGTTTACACCGGTACAGGATTTGTTCCGGTAAGTTCAGCTAGTATTTCAAATTCTCAGCCCGCTCAACCGGGTGCCGGAGATTTATGGTTTAACAACATTAGTAAACAATTATACTTTTATGACGGCGTTGGTTTTATTTTACTTGGTCCTGCTTATTCTCAGGCACAAGGACTCAGTGGATTCAAAGTTGAAACTATTTTAGATTCGTTAAATGCATCCCGTGTTGTAACCTACTTATACAACAATGGAATTTTGTTAGGAATATTTTCCAAAGACGCATTTACGCCTAAATTAAACATAGAAGGTTTTGGCGGAAGTATTGTTCCTGGATTTAATGCTGGAACACTAGCAGGCATAAAATTCAATGTCACTGCAACTAACGCAGATCGACTTGATAATGTTACTGCATCTCTTTATGCTCGTCGCGACCAAGCAAACAATTTTGCAGAACCGTTGATCATTACCAACAACAGTGGACTTAATGTAGGAGCTGGTACTGAAGGAGCATTTAACGTTGCTGCCGGTAATGTGAGATTGTATAACACAGCTTCAAATAAGAATCTTAGTTTTGCTGTACAAAAAGGAGTTGTAAGCGAAACAGCGGTTAACATTGTTTCACCAACTCGAGAAGTAAAAATTTATGACGGATTTACTGATAGTTTAACCACAGTTGGGGGTAGTTTAACAGTGGTAGGTGATCTTGTGGTTCAAGGAAATACAACCACAATTAATACCAGCGTACTTACTATCGAAGACAAAAATGTTGTTTTAGCCAGTCTCGGTGATAGTTCTTCTAATACCGATGAATACGCCGATGGCGGCGGCCTCATTTTAAGAGGAACCAGTGACCATGAATTTACTTGGGATAAAAATGTTGGATGGTTCAGCACAGAAAATATCAATTTAGCCGCAGGGCAAAATTATAAAATTGCTGGAAATACAGTGTTAACTTCAACACAATGTTTTTCAAGTTCTTTTCCTAATTTAAACAATGTAGGAACTTTAATAAATTTGTCAGTAGACAATGTTTTTATAGACAATCAAAGAATATCTACCATAGGTTCTCTAGATCTAGAGCTAGCACCCGACGGTACTGGAAACATTGTATTAATTGGTTCACCTTTGCTAACAGGATTGATTACTACTAGTCAAAATTCCCCTGTACAAACTACTGAAAATACTGGATCAATTGGCACTGCATTGGGTGCTACTGAATTATCTGAAGCCACAAACAAGAAATATGTTTTGAAT